GGCGTCAACGGGGTGACCGGTATTTCCGCCGATGTGTTCTGGGACCTGCAAGATCCGGCGACCGATGCGGGCCTGCTGAACCAGAACGACGTCACCACGTTGATCCGTAAAGACGGTTTTCGCTTTTGGGGGTCTCGCACCTGTAGCGACGATCCGCTGTTCGCCTTTGAGTCCTACACCCGCACCGCTCAGGTGCTGGCCGACACCATGGCCGAGGCGCACATGTGGGCCAGCGACAAACCGCTGACGCCTTCGCTGGCACGCGACATCATCGAGGGGGTCCGCGCCAAGCTGCGCGAAATGACCACCAATGGCTATCTGCTGGGCGGCGACTGCTGGATTGATGAAGCGGCCAACACCAAAGACACGCTGAAAGCCGGCACGCTGACCCTCGACTACGACTACACGCCGGTTCCGCCGCTGGAAAACCTGATGCTGCGCCAGCGCATCACGGACAGCTATCTCATCGACTTCACCAGCCAGGTCAACAGCTAAGGGGCGAACATGGCATTACCACGGGTATTAAAACAGCTGAATCTGTTCAACGACGGCAACAGCTTTATGGGCGTCGTCGAATCCTTCACCCAGCCCAAGCTGACGCGCAAGTTTGAAAAATGGCGCGGCGGTGGGATGCCGGGCGCGGTCGATATCGACATGGGGCTGGACGACAGCGCGCTGGAAGCCGAATGGCAAATTGCCGGCATTGAACCGCTGATTTACAAGCAGCTCGGCAACACCAAAGCCGACGGCGTGCCGCTGCGTTTCACCTGTTCGGTACAGCGGGACGACACCGCCGAGGTGCAAGCGGTCGAGGTGGTGCTGCGCGGCCGGCACAAAGAAATCGACGGCGGCGAAGCCAAACTCGGCGAACTGACCAAAACCAAAGTATCGACGACCTGCACCTACTACAAACTGACCGTCAACGGCGAGGTGCTGATTGAGATTGACCTGCTGAACATGATCGAAATTGTCGGCGGCGTGGACCTGATGGAAGCCCACCGTTCCGCCATCGGCCTGTAACGCGCCTCTTTAATTGCGCAGGTTCACTCCTGCGCCCCAACCCAACAGAGACACATCATGCAAAAAGACGATAACACCCTGAGCACTGAAAAAGTCATTACGCTGGACACCCCGCTAAAACGGGGCGACGCAACCCTCACGGCAATCACGATCCGCAAACCCACTTCCGGCAGCCTGCGTGGCACCCGCTTGCAGGCGCTGATGGAAATGGACGTCAACGCCCTGATGGTGGTGCTGCCGCGCGTCACTGACCCGGCGCTGACGCAGGCGGACGTGCTGGAACTAGACCCGGCCGATCTGGTCAGTCTGTCGGTGGAGTTAGTCACTTTTTTGTTGCCGAACTCGGCGCGGTCAGCTTTGCCCCCAGCCTGACGGTCGAGGATTTAGTGGCGGATATCGCCACCGTGTTTCACTGGCCGCCGGCGGTCACCGAGGAGATGTCATTAACCGAGGTACTGAACTGGCGCCACAAAGCCATTATTCGCAGCGGATCTGACGATGAGTGATAACAACCTGCGTTTACAGGTGGTGATGAATGCGATTGACCGGATCACGCGTCCGCTCCGCACGGCGCGGGACAGCACCCGGTCGTTGGCTTCGGATATCAAACAGACGCAGAGCCAGCTCAAGCAGCTGAACGAGGCCGGCAATAAGCTGACCACCTTCAATACGCTAAAACAGCGTGTTAGCCAAACCGGTGACGCGCTGGCGCAGGCTCGGCTCCGCGCCCAAATGATGACGCAGGAAATGAGTAGCCTTGCTTCACCGACCCGCGCGCAAACCAAAGCGCTGGAAGATCAGTGGCGCGCCGTCAGCCGTCTGGAGAATAAGCACCAGGCCGAGCAAAACCAGCTGGGGCGCCTGCGCGGCGACCTGTACCGACTCGGTATTTCGACGCAGGACAGCGCCCGCGCCACGGCGCGCATCGCCGAGGAAACCGCACGCTACAACCGCCAATTATCGGAACAGACCCGGCGCCTGCGACAGGCCGGCGAACAGCAGCACAGGCTCAATGCGATCCGCGCGCGCCATGCCAGGACGATGGAGACCCGCAATCAGTTAGCCGGCAACGGCGGCGGTCTGATTGCCACCAGTGTCACCACGGCAGCCCCGTTGATGGCGCCGGTTAAAGCCTACGCCGAGTCGGAAGACGCCGGTACGCAGTTGGCCGGCGCCATGATGGGACCGAGCGCGACAGTCTCCCCCGAGTTCGAAAAAATCAACCGGCTGGCCGTGGCGTTGGGCGATAAGCTGCCCGGCACCACGGCGGACTTTCAGAACATGATGACCATGCTGCGCCGCCAGGGCATCGCTGCGCAAACCATCCTGGGCGGCATGGGGGAAGCGACCGCTTACCTGGGCGTACAGCTGAAAATGCCCTCAGAGGAAGCGGCAGAGTTTGCAGCCAAAATGCAGGACGCCACCGGCACCGTGGAAAAAGACATGATGGGCCTGATGGATGTGATTCAGAAAGGCTTCTATGCCGGCGTCGACCCCACCAATATGCTGCAGGGCTTCACCAAAATCAGCAGCGCGATGGATATCCTGCATACCAAAGGGCTGGACGGCGCGAAAATGCTGGCGCCGTTCCTGGTCATGGCCGACCAGAAAGGCATGGCGGGCGAATCGGCTGGCAACGCCTACCGCAAAGTGTTTCAGATGGTGATGGACACCAAAAAGGTCGGCAATGTTAACAAGGACCTGAAAGGCAGCGGCATCAAGTTTGATTTCACCAACGGCAAAGGCGAGTTCGGCGGGGTCGACCAGCTGTATCGACAACTCGACCAGTTGAACTCGCTAAATACCGCTAAAAGAACGCAGGTGATCAAAGGGCTGTTCGGCGATGATGCGGAAACGCTACAGGTGATTAATATCCTGCGTCAGGGCATGGGCGCCTATCAGGATGCGCAGGCCAAATTAGCGGAGCAAGCCTCATTGCGGGAGCGCGTCGACGCCCAGCTGAAAACACTGGGGAACAAATGGGACGCGGCGGGCGGTTCTTTCACTAACGCGATGGCCACCATCGGCGCCACGGTGGCACCGGACCTAAAACAGCTGGTCGACGGACTGGCCGAGCTGTCCGTAAAGCTGAATGAGTTTGCAAAAGAACATCCAGTGCTGACCGCTGGCCTGTTTAAAGCGGCGGCGGGATTCGCCATTGTCACCGGGGCTATCGGGGCTGTGATGCTCACCATCGCCGCCATTCTCGGCCCCATGGCGATGATGCGATTGAGCCTGTCGATGCTCGGCATCAGGGGCGTCAGCGCGGTGGGGCTGATCGGCAGTGCGCTGAAAAACATGGGCGGCGCGGTGATGTGGCTAGGACGGCTGATGATGGCGAACCCGATCCTCGCCGTGATTGGATTGATTGCGATGGGCGCGATCTACCTCTGGCAGAACTGGGACACGCTCGGCCCCAAATTCAAGGCGCTGTGGGACGGCATCTGTCGCGTTGCGTCGATCGCCTGGAATGCAATTTGCCAGGCGGTCGGTGTCGCCTGGGACGTCATCAAATCGTATTTCATGAATTACACGCTGCCGGGTCTGGTCTATCAGCATTGGGACAGCATCAAAGCGGGCGCCGCAGAAGCCTGGGAGAAAATCAAAGCGGTGGTCGGGATGGCGTGGGAAGGGATCAAATCTTACTTCCTGAACTACACGCTGCCGGGACTGATTTATCAGAATTGGGATGCGATCAAAGCCGGGATCAGCGAAGCCTGGGACAACATCAAGCGCATGCTGGGTGAACGCTGGGACAGTCTGCTGAATAGCGTCTTGTCGCTGCCGGCCCGCTTCAAAGAGGCCGGCGGGAAATTAATCGACGGACTGATGAACGGCATCAGTGAAAAATGGGACACGCTCAAGGCCAAGCTCTCGTCCATGACCGATTACCTGCCGAACTGGATGAAACCCGATTCGGCCACGCCGATGCCTTTATCTCCGGCCCATCGCCCTCTACCGGCGTACAGCGACATTCCGATGTATGACACCGGCGGCCAGATTGCGTCGGGACAGCTCGGTATTGTCGGCGAGAACGGCCCGGAAATCGTTACCGGTCCGGCATCCGTGACCAGCCGACGGCGCACGGCCGCTTTAGCTGCGGCGGCGCTGACGTTAGGCACCACCGCCTCCCCGGCAACGGCTTATCCGCTGCATCCATTCAGCCTGTCTCCCGCGGCCCCCACGGCCACCACATCGCGCCAGCCTGCGTCGATCGTCACGCCGGTGACCGTCCATGCGCCGATCACCATCGTGCCGCAACCGGGCCAGAGCGCGACCGATATCGCGCGTGAAGTGGCGCGCCAGCTCGATGAACGCGAGCGACGCGCTCAGGCGAAAGCCCGCAGCAGCTACCGCGATCAGGGAGGACTCGAATCATGATGATGGTATTAGGCCTGTTTGTGTTCACGTTAAAGACCATGCCTTATCAGGAGTTGCAACGCCAGCGCGCCTGGCGCCATGTGACCAATAGCCGCATCGGCTATCGTCCGGTAACGCAGTATGTCGGCCCGGACAATGACACCATCACGTTACAGGGCGTGCTACTGCCGCAGGTGACTGGCGGGGCGCTGTCCCTGTGGGCACTGGAGCAAATGGCCGAGACCGGTAAAGCTTGGGCGTTACTGGAAGGCAGCGGCACCATTTATGGCATGTATGTCATTGAGAGCTTGAATGAAACCCGCAGCCAGTTTTTTCAGGACGGCAAAGCCCGGCGTATCGAGTTCACCCTGACATTAAAACGTGTGGATGAATCGCTGTCCGCGATGCTGGGCGACTTATCCACGTCATTAGGCGGCTTGAAAGACAGCGCGACGCAGGCGATCGGCGGGCTGACGTCTGCCGTCAGCGGGGTGTTGTCATGACGGATTGGCTGACAGGCGCCGAGTCTACGCCGGATTACCGGCTGCGTCTGGGGAAAACCGACATTACGCCGGTACTGGAAAAGCGGCTTATCTCATTGACGCTTACCGACAACCGCGGCTTTGAGGCGGACCAGCTCGATCTGGAACTGGACGATGCGGACGGCCAGCTGGCGCTGCCCCGGCGCGGCGCTGAAATCACGCTATTTCTGGGCTGGAAAGGCGAAGCGTTAATCGGTAAAGGCACCTACGTGGTAGACGAAATCGAACATAGCGGCGCGCCCGATCGACTCACGCTCCGCGCCCGCAGCGCCGATTTTCGCCAGACGCTGAACATCAAACGTGAACGCTCCTGGCATCAGACGACGGTCGGGGCGATCGTCACGGACATCGCCAACCGCCACAAGCTGACCGCGGCGCTGGATGCGGCCACGGCCGCGCAGCCGGTTGACCACATCGACCAAACCAAAGAGTCGGATTGCTCCTTCCTGATGCGTCTGGCGAAAGAACACGGCGCCATCGCCGCGGTGAAAGACGGCCGCCTGTTGTTCCTGCGGCAGGGACAGGGAAAAACGGCCAGCGGCAAAGCGCTGCCGGCGGTGACGATCACCCGCGCCGCCGGCGACAGCCATCGGTTTTCGCTGGCTGACCGGGACGCATACACTGGTGTGGTCGCCAGTTGGCTACACACGCAGGAGCCGAAGAAGAGCCAGGAAACACAGGTGAAACGCCGGCGCCGTAAAGCCCGCCAGAAACAAACGCCGGAGGCCAAACAGGGCGAATACCTGATCGGCACCGATGAAAACGTGCTGGTCCTGAGCCGCACTTATGCCAACAAGGCCAACGCAGAGCGCGCAGCCAAGATGCAATGGGAACGGCTGCAGCGCGGCGTCGCCTCCTTCTCCATCACGCTGGCAAGAGGACGGGCCGAGTTGTACCCGGAACTGCCAGCGAAGGTCAGTGGCTTTAAGCAGGAAATCGACGCGGGGGAGTGGACGATCGCGACGGTGACGCACTCGCTCAGTGGGCAGGGGTTTACGACCGCGCTGGAGCTGGAGGTGAAAATTGATGATTTAGATATGAATTAGTAGTAAATTCACCAAAAGTGAATCTTTAATTCTGATGTGAGGTTTTTTTATGATGAATTGCCCGAAATGTGGATGTTCGGCTCACACCAGGAGCAGTTTTCGGGTGTCAGAGCAGACAAAAGAGCGTTACTGTCAGTGCCAGAATATTAACTGTGGTGCGACCTTTGTTACTCATGAAACTGTTGTGCGATACATTGTGACCACAAATCAGGTTAATTATGCTCCGCCACATCCTTCAAGTAGCGGTCAAGGACACATGAATTTTTAA